AGTACGAATGATGTTACCTGTATTTTGTGTATTAGCAACAGCAACAGTTGTTAAACCTGGTACTGTGTTAGCAAAACCTATTGTAGTGTAATCTGTGCTACCGTTAATGTTTGCGCTTGCAACTTGAATAGCAGAACCTACACTTAGTGTGTTTGCCAAATCAGTACCGATACCAGTTACATAGGCTGTATCTGTAGCAGAGTACAACGTACCTGTACCACTGATACCAATAGCAACTTGTGCTAATACCTGTGGACCAACAATAGATGTATTACCACCAACTACGCTATATGTGTTAGCGTTTGTTGCAGGGAAACCTGCGCCGCCAACTGGGTTGTTGAAATAAGCATCAACTACACCAACCGACATACTAACTGTTTGAGTTGTTGTGTCAGTCAATGTAGCCATAACCTGCGGTTGAACACTTAATTGTGTAGCTGAAACATCAAATGTAGTATTTGATAAAATTGAATTTACATAGTAAATTGTGTTAGCAGTTAAACCACCAACTGTAGTAGCTACTACAAATGACATACCTTTGGCTATACCAACTGTAGGCGAAGTTGTTAAATTACCACCTGAGATTGTGACGATACTGCCTGTTTCTGCTGTATCAGTAATTGTTAAGACTGCTTGAGCCTTTGCGATTTTTAGAGGACGTCCCATTTGATTTTCCTTTATTAAATTAGCGTGTTCTAGACGCTACGCAGTGGGTTACTGCATAAACTCTCAGAATGAGAGTGTATTATATATTTATCTAAAATCTGTATTATTCAGTACCTGTAACAGCGTGAGGCATTCCAAGTTCAGTGATACTGAATTCAGTACCCGCACTTGCATTTGCTCCAGTTGTAAGAAATGCTACTACATTACCTTGACCGCAATAAACGCTATTAAAAACATCTTGTGCAGAATAAATTTCTGAGTTTTGTGTAGCAATTGCATACGGAACTCCTGCATTGTTGAAAGTGAATGCAACATTTGATAGTGCTACTCCTGCATTAGCAGTTAGTGTTAAACTAGTAGCGTTTGCAATACTTGATACAATTCCTACTGTTGTTCCAGTCGTATTGCCTATCCAACCACCAACTTCAAGTTGAGTGTCAAATGCAGTACCAACACCGGTGACTGTCGCACTGTTAGTTGCTGCCGTTGCTGTACCAGTGCCAGCTACTCTTGGATAACCTGTTACAGCGTGAATACCTACACCTGTAGTTGATATTCTAATCTTGTCCGTAGCAATATTAGCTGATTGTTGTGATACTGCATTGCCTGTATATACGTATGATGCCATTTTAAAAATTCCTTATTCTGTATTTATCGTAACATTTGTCATTTCAATAGCCCCTGAAGCGACAAAGTTGTATAATGTATTGTAGGGCATATATGCCACTCCTGCATTTCCGCCCCATTGTGATACGGTATTACTGTAATCATTTCCAGATGGGTTTGTAGATACATTGCCGATCATTGTAGTAGTTGCAATTGTTAGCAATGCACTCTTTACTTCTGCCGGAGTTGCAGTAGGATTATTTTGTACATATAAAGTTGCTATTCCTGCAACCTGAGGGGCCGACATTGAAGTTCCACTAATGTTAACCTGTTTAAAACTTGTATTCCAATAGTATGGTTGACCAGTATATAAGTTTGTATTACTACACGCACTCATAATATCGGTGCCGGCTGCAAAAATATTGACACCAGGGCCCGCCATAGAATAATCTGCCTTCTGATCTAAATTGGCATTGAATGTAGTTGAATCTAATGATCCAACTATAATAGCATCTCCTAATTCGGTCTCAGTACTACTATTAGGGGAACCTCCACGCATGTACCAAAAACTTCCAATTGAAGTACCATTAGATGCATAAGACAATGCAACCTCATTATCCCAATCGATTCCACCCGGTATATCTATTTTTTGACTATCATTGCCTGCAGATTTACATACAACTATTCCTGCATCAGTCATTTGAACAATTGGTGTATTATATGTTTCGTCCCAATATGGCACTCTACCTTGTCCAAAGATTAATCCATATATACTTGATGGACCGTAACCAGGATTATTTATTATACTTCCTCTATAATATGCGGCTGTAATATTAAAAGTTGAGAGTGATATACTATATCCAAAACTCATATTTACTACAGTGGGATTTACAACGCCTGTATTTGGATTTATAGTTTTACTATTATGCCAAGCGATAATATAGTTAGCTATATCACTCATTGTCAATCCGTCATACTTTAATGAGTAAATGTTAGAATTCTTTGCCCAGCCATAGGTCTTACCAGCTGTGATACCTGCAACGTGTGTTCCATGACCATCAACATCCGTATAATATGTTGTAGGGTTGAGACCAGGATACCATACATATTGATTTAGTCGTGATGTAGAGTTACCTAAATATTGAAACTCTGGATGATTTGCCTGTATACCGCTATCAACAATAACAACGTCAACATTACTACCATCCACATTGTAAACATAATCTTCGGTAGTTGTTGTACCTGTACCATATACATTAGTTAGTTGACTGTTTCTTATTAAGCCCCAGTTAACATAATCACCTGAACTACTGGTAGTTTTTGTAAAGTTATTAACTTGAACGGTATTTTTTGTAATAGTAATCTCGGGTCTATGTTCAGCCGGAATTTGTACACCCAATACTCTGGGATCATCTCTAAGTTTTTGTGCTTCTTCATCAGTTAAAAAATAATGTGTAATTCTATCTAGTGCATCTAAATTATTTGCTATACCAATTGCTCTGTCAGGAATATGCTGTAATCCAGGACTGAGATTCTCAATATCATTCCATACTTGATTATAATCTACGCCCTTCTTTAGAGCTACCATATATTCTTTAAGCATATACTGCGCCTACAGGGTACCATTGTGTTGTTGAAGATGCAATATAGTGTATAGTAGAATTTGCAGGTTGTGTAATGTTAGCATTACCTGTTACAGGATTAAATATTGCACCGGATGCTGGGTATACTATTAAATTAGCATTTGATATGTTGGTAACATACACTGTCATACCGGGTAATGCATTTGGTAATTTTACGCCAGTGCCACTAGAAACTGTACTGACTATATTAATTGTATTACCTAACTCAGTAGCCGTACCTGCATTTGACCCATTTGCTGTTATGCCAGTCTGTACTGAATTGAGTAGATACTGTGCCGTAATATTACCTGCTGTAACATTACCTGTTGTACTGATTGAGTTGCTACCATACGATGCTAATAATGTAACAACGTTTGAATCACCATATGAGCTACCGTTACCACTGGTAACAGTTGTCCAACTTAATACATTACTGCCATTTGTAGTTAATACTTGTCCATTACTACCACCGGTGATTGTGAGATTACCTACTGCACCCAAGTTAGCTGTACTTGTTGCTACAAAGTTATTAGCAGTTAATGTAGAAGTTAGTTCATTGAAAAATAATGTTGGATTTCCACCAAATGCACCATCATCATTATATTGAATTTGTGTGTTAGCTCCGGCTGGCTTTAATGTAACCGGTGTTGCATTACCTGTAGTAATAACAACTCCTGTTGGGCTAGCAGTAATAGTTGAATTACCACCTAAATAAATTGTATTACCTGATAGATATAAATCTTTAAATGAGTTTGTAGCGTTACCTAAATCATATGTAATATTAGCAGAAGGAATAATGTTACCTGCCACTGTTAACCCAGACAATGTTCCTGTACTTGTAATATTTGGCTGTGCCGCAGTTGTTAACGTGCCAGTCACTGATGTAGCACTAATATTACCAACGTCTACATTACCTGTTGTTGTAATTGTATTAGAGCCATAACTTGCTAAGAATGTTGAGACATTACTATCACCGTATGTACCTGATGGATTGAATGGGTCACCATTAGCATAATAGTAGTTGTCAGTTTTAATGCCAAGGACATCTGTATTACCTGATACACTAAGTGTACCGTTTACGTTGGCACCAGTACCAGTTACAACTAATACATTTGCAACAGCACCTACAGAGGTAGTAACATTACCATCGAAATTTACATAGACATTAGAAAGACCATTTGCTATTTCAGCATCCAGTGTAAGTGTTCCCCAAGCAAGATTACCCGCGCCATCCACAGTAACTAGAACATCATAAGGAGTACCACCAGTAATACGAACGTTTGCATTTGAACCTAAATCTGATATTCCTGTAATTGTAATATTATTGGCTGTTACTAAGTTGCCACCATTGATATTACCTACAGTAGCATTGCCACTAACACTCAATGAACTTAATGTGCCGGTCGATGTAATATTTGATTGTGTATTAGATGTTAGTGTACCTTCAAAATAATTAGCAGTTACTAAGTTGCCACCATTGATATTACCTACAGTAGCATTTCCACTTACACTCAATGAACTTAATGTGCCAATTGACGTAATGTTTGGTTGTGCATTAGTAGATAATGTACCTGTTAATACATTACCTGAAATGACGTTAGCTGATACGTTGCCACCTGTAACAACAACGTTACTTGTTGATATCTCTACATTACTATTTGCAAATTTTAATAGTGCTGATCCAGTCAACACACCACTGACATTATATTGTATTGATCCATCTACACCTGCTGCCGGCGTACTTCCACCTGTACCAAACGAACTAGTTGCTGTTGCAAATACATTGGCTGGATTATCATAAACAATTCCTGCACCATTATATGCATTAGGTGCATCTAATGCATCAGAAATATATAAACTTACATCACCTGTTGTATTAAAATCATTTGCTACTTTTACATAAAAAGTATTTCCGTTTAGTAAATTTGCATTAGCAGAGCTATTTCCAGCAATACCTAAAATTGTAATTGCTGTACCGTTTGTATAGCTGACAATGGTGGGATTGAATGTCATTACTGCTGGATCAGCATCTGATATGTCAATAATGTTTGCTACTACGTTAGTCTTGGGACTCCAGTTTAAGTTACCATAACCATCTGTGGTTAAAACATAACCAATTGCGCCATCACCTATTTTAACATTACTTACACTACCCAAGTGTACAGGTATACCTGTATATGCATTCGCATTCCCAGCATTAGCTGTGTTACCACCTGTATTAACCCATGAACCAGTAACACTATCATATCCTAGTATTTGTCCAGGTTGCAATGTGTTTGCAGTAATATTAACGTTACTGCCACCACTGCCTTGTACTTGGCTAAAACTAATCTCTGAGTAGCTAGTTAGTACTTCAATGTTTTCAGGAGTGCCGGTAGTTTTACCAATGAACAATCGGCTAGCATCTTGTGCAAAGCCAAATTGTGCTTCATCTAATTGTGGCAGGTCTACAAGGTTACCTGAACGCTGTTGGATTTTTGATATCTGTATAATGGCCATAAGTGTAATTCTTTGAAGATTTACACTTATTTATCTTAAAACATTATAAGAACTTCATATAGTATTGTTCGACTCTATTGAACCAAATGTCAGTATACTTGACAAACTCAGGTCCTTCTAATATGAATTCCTGATAGAGATTATCAGCAGAACACATAAAAATGACACCTTTACGTATCTTTGTACCGTGAACTTCATTGTGTGCGTTTGCATAAGCCGCTAACTGAACAAAGTAATCATCAATCCACTCACGTTTCTTAGGCTTGTTTGTTTGCTTATGGTCCATAATAGCGTCACTCCCATCGTGTACACCTACTAAGTCTGTCGTCCCTGCATAAATCTTTGGATAATAGAGAGGAACTTCTGTACCCCAGTATTCACTGCATTTAATAAGACCTTGATTAATGATTGATTGGGCCATAGTATGGCTTTGCAAGCTATACGGATTGCTTCCGGGCTCATTGAGTACTCCTGTCTTAATATAATCTTCTAACCACTTGTGCATTCGTGTTCCACGACCTGCGGCTTCTGTTGTGATTTCTTGTGCTTTCTGAACACCTACACGTTTGCGCCAATTATTTAATGCTTGTTTAGATTCTTCGCTTTTAGTAGCATCTAGTATTGTAGTGACACTAGGAAGCTTTTCGCCATCTGGAGTAGCGTATTTACGTGAGCCGTTTATTGTTTCCCTAAGTAAGGGTGTGTAATTATATTTGTTTGGAATGTACATTATAGTCAATTATAGTTGATTATAGTACGACTGTCAACTAGATTCGGAAACTCTCTCCGCAACCGCATCTATCACGTTCGTTTGGATTTCTAAATTCAAAGCCTTCATTCAATCCATTACGTACATAGTCAATCGTCATACCTTGAACGTATGTACAACTCTTTGGGTCAACGTATAAAGCACAACCGTTGCAGTCTACTTTAATATCGTGTTCTAGTGGATTATCAACATATTCAAGTACATATGCAAGACCTGAGCATCCTGTAGTTTTTACACCTATACGAATACCTAAGCCTTTGCCTCGTTTTTGTATTGTATGTTGTATTTTATTTGATGCTTTGTCAGTTATGCTTATCATTGCATTGCGTTCTTTGCCATTTGTGCTACGACTTTTTTATTTTCGTCAGGCTCTAATTCTTGTTCAGGAGTTTGACCTTTGAATATAACGTTCTCACCCTGAATGTTTTCAATACTTTGATTCAACGGCGGGTTCTTAATCATATTATACAAATCATCCTTATCAATGACTATATCATTATCTCTATAGTATTGCAAGAGTTCTGGAACAGTCCAATCACTATGGACTTCACCGGAATCAATTTCACTTTTAAGTTGGCTAGTAGTAGCTACAAGCCTTATTAATAGTGGACTTCCGGCAAATTCATACAATCGCATGGTTATCTCTTAGGGCGACCAGCACCACCTAGAGGTTCTTCTTCTGGAGCTTCGATGCCGATATCTACTTCTTCTTCACCGCCACCTGGAAGTGGTTCTTCCATATCAATGTCGGCACTCATATCACCACCTGCCATGTCACCGCCCATATCACCACCTGCGTCAAAAGCTTCAGCACCACCTTGACCAGTGATACCGTTCAATGCAGATTTTAATGTTGTTTGACTTTGTGTTAATGCGGCTTGAAGTGAAGTTAATGCTTCAGAAACTTGTTGGTTGAATGTTTCACTTTCGTTAACACCAATCTCTGATTGAACACTATCAGTTAATGCTGGTAATTCTTTTACTAACATATCACTAACTTCTTCAACCATTTTTTGAACTTGGTCTACTAAATCTTGAGCTGCCAAAACAACCTGTGACTTTTCAACTTCTTCATTCTCTACAACGATGCGTGGTTTACGTAGACTGATTTCAGCAAAATGCTTACTCAGTGCTTGTTCCATAAACACAAGTTTTAGGTATGAAGAATTCTGTTGGCTCTCATAGAAATCGGTAGATTTCTTTGTCTCGCTCATCAGACCACGAACTCTAGTAAGCATATCTCTTGCTTGAGCATAAGACATTTTACGAACATTAAACGGAACGTTATAATGCTCTTTTAACGCTCTAGTAGCGTTTTCGATTGGGTTTTTGTCAAAATCAGTTAATTTCATAGTTGTATTCCAAGACTAATATAAAGTATTTATCTTTTTTCATTTAATGTTCGGATTTTAACCCGAATCTTTTTTGTTGCCAATTGTAAGAATCCTGTATATATTTACTCAATTCTTCACTCATAGCAGTTTTCTGCAATTTATCTTGGTTCAGTTTGGCTAAGTATATTAGCTTATCTTCTGTTTTTTTAGCCTTTTTAAACAGTCGGGAATGTATAGAGATATGCACTTCTACGCTACTTAAATGCATATCCAAATCAATAACTCTATCCGCTAACTGATATTTACCTATCTTATCTAGTACACACCAACATACTGCATTTTTCATATTAAAAAAAGAGTTAACGTCATCTCCGTTATTTAAAGATACAACTATATCAGTTACATCTTTCTTTTTAATATGATACTTATTAAACAGATTGAATGTACCGTCAGTATCTTTAAAAATTACAACATCTTGTAATTTAGCAAACTCTGAATTTGATATCATTTTATCTAATTTTCTATCAATTTTATTAACATCAATTCTCATTGTCTAACACCTTAAAATAAATATTTCTCAACTCATCCGATGAATCTAAAAACGCAGGTAATTTATCCCAAGCATTTTTAGTTTTAATCATAGGAACACTGTCACAGTCAGAATACAATGATCCTAATTCAGATATACCATCATTGAAAACACTAGGATGGTGAATCTCAAAATCAAAGGTCCAGCAAATTACTTGCTCGTCATCCTCTAACAAAAATCCAAAATTCTCAAATTCATCAAACTTAATCTTATTGAAGATTGGTGTTGTGATGTTTTCTGGCTGACTACGTAATGAAACAGCCTGTACAATAGTATCAAAATTACACTGTGTATTTCTGTTATGTAACCAAACTTCAGGATCGTCATCAGGTTTAGGTTGGCTTCTGTTAACAATACCAGTCTGTGTGATATCAAATAGGGTATAACAGCTTATTTTAAAACTCATACTTGTATTTAGAGGCAAAAAAAATCCGAGAATAAATCTCGGATTTCTTTGAAGTTAAACTTCTGATTAGCTTGCGCTTGTAGCTGTAGAAGCTAAACGGAAACCAACGTTAGTAACAACAGCACCACTTAGGTCATAACCATTAACTGTACCTAAAGCACGAATTTGTGTTTGTAGTGTAGCCGCTGTGTATGCGCCAACTGGATAAACAGCAACAGACATATTTGTTGTGTTTGCTGTAGGCTGAACTGCATAAATTGCAACTGTAGCTAATTGCTCGATAGAAACCATAACTTGTGCAACCATTTCGTCAACACCAAGTTGTGTTGTAGGAGCGGCGCCTAAGTCAAAACCGAAGAAGTCTAATGCTGGACCATATAAATTAGTAGTCGTGCCATCAGCCGCAGTATTTGGAGCTACTGGACCATTTTGTACGTCAATTGCGAATACCGGTTGTGCATCGCCGTGTGTTCTTGTAAAACCTGCCATAATGAATTTCCTTTAAAAAGTTTGAATCGTATAGATTCATACTATTATTTATGCCTGGTAACAAAAAAAGTCGGTTTTGGCTACTGTCTTCCAGCCAAATTCTGGCGACTAAAGCCCATTCTATCTACAAATTTAAGACCGTGACTAACAAAACCCTCTTGGGTTTGAGTACCGTCTTGTAAATAACCTTTGACAGGGGCTGTCATTGCGGCTTTATTAAGCTGATCCACAATGTTCATTTTAAGATTGTAAATAGCTACCCATATACTAAATGCACCAACTAGTCCTGCTTTATTGGCAGCTAAGTGCTGATTAATCTTCTCACGCATCTTATCAGTCATTGGTCTAGTCTGTACATAGTCCATAAACCCTGCTAGTAAATTATTTAAATCACCCGCTACAATACGTTTATTAATGTATACTGTAAATAACTGATTAAAAGTATTTCTAGCTTGAGGGGCAGTACTCATTAGTTGTTCAACTGCTTGACCGTGCTTTGCTATCTCTGATTGTGCTTTTTTCAGTAAACTTGAATTAACTTTCAATTTAGGTGTGATGGGCATCTTAGCAGGTAATATAGCTACATCACTATTATTCTTTAACTTGCCAATAGTTCCATCTAACGGCATTGCTTGGTCGGTAGTTAATGCATCGGGAGCAATGTATTGGTGTACAACGATACCAGAGTTCTTCCCTTTAAAGAACTGACCCAATTCGCTATTGGCATCTACAGTATATGTAATTCCATTAGGGTTAGCTTTGAATGTGTATAGCCCGTTCTTTTCTACTAATGGTTGTTTAAATAACAAGTCGCCCCAATAGTAACCTTTACTTCTGTCAGACTTCTCTAAGCCAGGCCATATCTGTGCAATCAGTTGATGTAGGTCCGATCTGTCAACACCTCGTTCTTGGTCATATTGTGCAAACTGTTCAGGACTGAATACCTGACGGCCACTACCATCTTTCTTATTGAACATATGCTTGTCTAATATAGTAAACTTCCCGTTGATATTACGACCAAATATCAATGCAGGATAGCCGTCCCATTTGATTGTGACTTTTTCGGGTTTAGCTACGGTATCAGCCATTGCTTGAACAGCTTGGTTGGCACCTTGTACACCACGCAAGAATATTAAATCTTCCGGGTGATCTAAATGCCCCTTATCCTCTGTGATTACAGTGTTAAGACTAGTAATCTTATCGTAAAGTTCTCGTAATTGTTCAATCATTTAGTATTTATAATATTTTTGCTTTTATGGTGTCATAATATGGGAAGTCGCTCAATTTTTTAAATGAAGCTTTAACTATAGTACCCAATTCCCATACTCCCCACCATCTGGGATTTTCATAATCATAACCAAATTCTTCTGCATTATTATCTATACACCATTTTTTATAATCTTCAAAATTAAGAACCATATCAGATTTAAAGTTTAAAAATATACTAGGGTGTATATTCCTTTGTGGCTGAACCATTTTTCTTTGCAGTGTTTCAACATCATTTTGTTGGAAGATATGCCCCATATTCTTTCCGGTTTCACAATAATCCAGATACAATCTGTCTCTCTTATAACCAAACGTAGCTTCTTGTAGCATTCTATATTTTAATGGTGCAATTTTTAAATCTGGATCTCCTACCGGAGCACCAAATGATGCTGTAAGCCATTCACCACCGTGCAACGTACCTTCAAGCTTATGTATTAATTTGTTAAGTTGTGCAAAATCATCTACTACTTCGGCTAATGTTTCACATTTTTCTAAGTCAGGATCATTTACTCGTTGACGTTGTCCTAATCTTTCGACACATTCGTGTAAATCAAATAATTTTTTTAAAGTTATGTCACTCGTAATATCTACATCAATTTTTATATCATATGTAGAATTGTTTATCTTATCCACATATACTTTTAATTCTAAAAAACTATTTACAATATCTAATTTATCACGACTTATGCTAGTATTATTATGTGTGGATGTGCCATGGCCCTGTTTTATTAAATCTACAAATACAGATGTTGTTTCATTATCGTTTAACTCCACCACTACCCATCCGGTAGATTTACCCTCTTTAGAGAATGTAATGATCATTTTTGAAGCCACAATATTCCTATACTTTTACAAAGTATTTATATAGTTACAATTGTCGATAAATTAAATTATGGATAAATCAAACAGTTGTTTGATAGAGGTCAACTATTCAATGTCTCTGTTTTTCTTTAGAGATTTAGAAAACTTTGCTTGATCCTTGCTCTTTATAGCTCCTAACAGTTTACGCTCTAAAATAGCGGCTTGTTCAGGACTATAGTTACGATTAATCATCTCTATTAGATTGATAGCACTTGTGATAATATTGTGGCCACGACTCTCAATAATGTGAGTCGTGTCCCTATTATTACCAATAGCTTCTAATTCCTCTAGTAGACTGCGAGTTTGTTTTTGCATATTAGTTTCCTAATAGTATTTATCTACGTTTAGGATTTATTTCTTAAACCATTCAACATTGATTTGAGCTTAGAACCCTGTACATCCGCTATAATACGCTTGTTTTCCGGCTCTAATATCTCTCCTGTAGCCTGGTCTATGATAGGCGAGGTTGATTGTAAAGTACTTTGAGGCTTTAATTGGCTCATAATATCATTAGCACTGGGCTTAGGAGTATAACTATTCTGATTGTCAGGGTCGCTATCACTAATACGCATAGTTTCAATATCATAGTCTAAGTCAATCTTTTGACCTACACCCGTTGAACTACGTGACTTCATACATTGAATCTGATACTTTCCACGTTCACGCATACTACGACTTGTAAAGATACCGAACACATTATCTGCTGTATTAATCTTACTGATACCACCAGCAATGTGACTGTGGTCAAACTCAATCTCATCAACAGCACTACGATTTAACTGACTTGCAGTAACCATCAATATGCCCATCTCTTTTGCTAAGTTGCGTAGTTCTTCTGCCACATACTTGTCTTTGATGAACTGGTCGTTAGGATTAACTTTAACACTGACAGGCATAACCAAGTCTAAGTAGTCAACCATCACAAAGTCAATTTTAATACCTGTTTGAATCTGTACTTCTTTCAAATAAGCACGGATATCATTGACATTACTTTGTGCAGGTAAACCCTTAACACGATATTGTCCTGACTTTTTACCAATCATCTTTACTTTAAGACTAGTAGTATCAATATCTTTACGAATCGCTTTTGTACCCATCATAGTCAACATAGCATCTGTTCTTAATGATGTTAGTTCTTCACTCAGTTCTAATGTAATGTACACTCCGCTCATTCCCTGTTGCAACCAGTTCAATGCAATATTCATCATAACCAAACTCTTACCTGAACCACTGCCACCTGCAAAGATGTTAAGTTCACCACGACTGAATCCACCATACAAGATACGATCCATTTGTGGCCAGCCTGTACTTACTTGACCACCACTGTTAAAGTATTTGTTGATACGTGCCGCAGGGTCATAGAAGTAATCAGTTCCCATATCTTTTTGCAAACTGATTTGTACTGCGTCTTTGATTAGTTTTTCAACTGGACCAAAGTCATCCTTCTCAAGTAAGTCGGCCGCTTTGAGAATAGCTCGTTCTAACTCTTGTCGTTTAGTAAAGGCTTCAAACTCATCTAAGAACCAATCAAATTGATTAGGACTAAAGTTAGCAATGATATCAATATCTTGCCCAGTAATAGCTTTAATCTGTGTTGGGTCGGGCAAAATACTATATTTTGTAGTATGTTCTTTGTATAGATTTACGATAGGTCTCAATGACCTATCAAAATTCTCACTATTTAAAATGTTCATAACTCTAGTGTAGAGTTCAGCCTCAGTAATCATAACACGCAAAAATATCTTTTGCATCTCAATACCGTAATCTTTTTTATTTTCGTAATCTTTTTTCAATTTTCTTCCTCTGTAGTTCTATTTTGATTTTACTAGTTGTCGCACTACTCAATATACTGAGCAATGTAGGCAACTTACCATACTTAACTACCGCGTCATTTACATCTTTAACATCGTCATCCCACTCAGGAATACTTATACTATAACCTAGCTCCAATGCTCTATCACACGTTTCTAAACCTGTACTATCTCTATCGGGAATAAAGATAATACGTTTATTAAGTTGTGCTAGAATCTGTGCTTGGTCATCGTTGATTGTATTATGTGTTAACGCACAAGCATTTAAACTTAATGCATCAAAAATACCTTCAACTAACAAACATACTTCCCAATCGGGTTTCTGAAAGTCATAACCAAATACATAGCCAGGTTGTTGCTCGTTAATATACTTTGGGATTTTGTTATCTAAGAATCTACTTGTATGCCCTACAATCTTATTGTTATAAGTATAGGGTATAATGATTCTGTTTGACTGTCTGCCAGTGTCATTAGGTGTAACTAAGAACGGGTAGTCATTATAATTTATCGACCTCGCAGACAGATAATCAACGTATACTTTGTGCAATGTG